TATCTTATTTAAAGATAAAGAAGTTGTTAGCACCTAAAGTACATAAAGCTCTTTCAGATAAGAAGTTTACTTCCATAGCATCTAAGCTAGAAGTAGCTGCTCCACCTGCTGAACCTGTAATCCAAGTTTTGTAACGTCTGTCTTCAGTTTCTGAAGCTCTGTAACGAACGTGTAAGAAAGGACGCTTAGCATTCTTTCCTAATACTTGGTCGTATACAGTTGTAGAACCTGCAGGTACTAATACCCCATTGATAGCTCCACCAACGATATCACCACGCATTGTTGGATCGTTAAGATATTTCCAGTCTGTTTTGTAGAAATCATATCCTCTACGGAATCCTGAGAATCCTAAGTTTAGAGCCATTTCTTCGTCATTGTCAAAAAGACCATATGATGTACCACCTGGGTTACCATATGAGTTTTGAGACGCTAACATATCATCAATGTCAAATCCAAACTCTCTGTTTAAGAAAATTACGTTTTCTTCAATAGAACCTTGCTTATCAAGTCTTTGAATAATTGCATCGAAATCTGCAAGAGTTGTTGGGTTACCACCACTCCATACATTTCCACGCTCTTCAATAACATAGAAAAGTCCTTCTGAACCTTTGTTACCTACACCTGAAGCTACACCTTCTACAATTGCTGCTGCACCTGAACCTGCTTCTGCTGGTACTGCTTCAACCATCGCTGTTTCTAAATAGTCTTCAAAACGAAGTCTAGTTTCATGCTCTGATTTCAAATACCATAAGTATCCTGTAGCACCATTTTCAGTTGTTACTTCAATCCATCCAATCTGAGCCATGTCAGAACCACTTACTGCGTAGTGATCTTTGATGATGATTGGTGAATTTTGGAAAATACTGTCATCAGCTTCTAACTGTCCTTGCATTCCAATAGCTCCTTTTTGAAACTCAGAACCATAGATAAATAAAGAACATTTTACTGCTGCTGCCATTGATTGACCTGCTAACTCATAGTAAGCTACGTCAATTGTTCCGTTTCCAGTATCTACTGCCGTTACAATTGCTTTGTTACTATTAGTTGAAGCAACTGAACTGTCAGACAACATAATTGTTTGACCAACACGAATTGCGATAGAACCTGAACCAGGTACTAATACATCGTTAATAGTTAGAGTTGCCGTAGCCGCTCCTGCTGCTCCTGCTGATACAACATCAGCATATTTAGTGTGTAGTCTTCCTTGCTCAGCCCATTTGATAAGGTCAGAGTTAGAAGGCATTTCAGCGCCTACCATTCTTAAGAATGATGCTACTGTACGATTACCGTAACGTTCGAATTCTTTCTCGTAAGTATCTGGAAGATATTGGTTTAAGAAATCAAAGTTAGTAATGTAGTTTGTCTGTAATAAAACCTGTTCTGAACTTGGTTGTAAGTCAAACCCAGGTACTGCATCTACTGCCATAATAATAATTTTTAAATTTTTAACTTATTTTTTTTTACTTCTAATTTTCAACCCTCTGCCGCTTGCGTCTGAAACTTGTCTAGCTTTAAAACCTGTATCTCCAATTGATTGAGGAGTTTGCCTAATTGACATATTGACGTTTTTACTTTTTTTAGTAACGTCACCAATCGCATCTGCTTTTCCTTGCTCATAAAAATAATTAGCAAATCGCTGAGGATCCATAGCAGCACTTAGCGCTCTATGCCATCCTTTAGCATCATTTATTAAACCATCATCGCCAACATATTTACTGACTAGATTGTTTAAATCACTTTGCTTAGACTTCATCTCATTAACGTCACCATAAGAATATTTTACTTTTTTGTCTCCTACTTCGAACTCAAAACCTTTGAATTCAGGATTAAAAACTTCATTAGTTCGTTTAACAAAAAACTCATTCTTCTTATCATTGACTTCTTTAGCTGATTGAGAATTTTTAATATAACTCTTATAAGCTTCGATTTCCTTAACTTGTTCTTCTGAAATAGAATTCCCACTTGACTCAAGAGGAATTCTGTATTTTTCTTTTAACTCATTAAGATATGTCTTAGCTTTTGAAAGTTCTCTTTTTTTAGCAATGTTCTTTTTCTTTATATCTTTTTCATCATCAATATCTTCGTCATAAGAAAATTTTTCTTCCATTAAATAATGAATATCTTCTTTGTCTAGGTCTGATTCTGTTAAAGAATAGTACTCTGCTAATACTTGATCGTCATCTAAGTCATCGTATTGTTTATTTACTTTTACGAAATCTTCGAATCCACGACCTGTATTCTTTTTATAATCTAAATATTTAGATACTTCTTCAGGTAAATTATCTGATTGTTCTCTTTGTGAAAACAAATCATCTACAGAAGGTATATCTTTATTATATCTATTCTTAATATATGAAAGAACGTCATCCTCACTTAACTCTGAGGATTGAGTTTCTGTGGTTTGTGCATTTTCTGCACTAACCTTATTATTGTCAACTTCTGAGTTTACTTGTTCTGTTGAACTGTCAACTTCTGAGTTTACTTCTTGCTCGTGTTTTTTTAGTAGAGTTTCTTCTACTTCCTGTGTAGATTTTTCTGGCACAGAATCTAGTGATTTTACTTTAATTTCCATTTGATTTAATTTTTACAAAGTTACTATATAATTATAATTGATTTTCAAGCTTATCTTGGCTCAAATTCAGCAAGGTCAAACCCATCTAAACTATCTTCATTGGATTCAAAACTAACTGATGGTAAATTGTTTTTTCTTTGTTCTATAAGTTTTGATTGTTCTGTATTCGCTTGAGATATTCTAGCAGACTTAGCATTCTCTCTTTCATCTTCTCTTTTTTTCAAACCTTCTTGCTCCATTTTTTTCAAATCGATATCCACCCCTTTTAATTTCATTTGAAGTGAAAACTCAAGATTCATAAGCTCAGCTTTTATCGAGGCTTCACCTTGCATCTTTTTAACTGAAAATTCAGCTTTAGCTTGTTCTAGCTGTATAGCTGCTTGATTCTCCATTTGGAATTGCTGCATCTTAGCTTGTGCTGCCATTTGCTGTGACTGCTGATTTATTTGAGCTTGCTGTTGAGCAGCAGCAGCTTTTTCTTTTTGAAGTCTATCTTGCTTAGCTACTCTTTTTAATTTAAGTATTTGATTAGCTAACTTTAAGTTTCTTATTTCACGTATATCAATAGCGTCTTCTAAGTTTATAGAATCTCTCTGCAATGCCATTTGAATGTTTTGTTCAAGCATTTTTCTTTCTTCTTCGTCAGGCTCAATTTCTATAAATATTCCAAAGTCACTTAAATATAATTTACTTATTTCTTCAAGTATTCCAACGTTAAATTTTCCAATTTGATTAACAAATTCTTCTCTAAATTCTGAATACTCTATTACATCAGCAATTCTACTAGATAATGCTGTACAAAGTCTTTGACTCATTTGAAGACCTGCGTCTAAAATATGTCTTGTGGCTGTATTACTACTTAATGCAGCCAGTTTTTGTAATCCCACTAAAGAATATGAATCAGGAGTTGAGCCATCTCTTGCCTCGTTTAATCCTGTTACATCTCTTAGCATTTGCATATAATGATTATATGAACCAACTAAGCTTTGTATTTTACCTTGTCCTGAATTACTATTTAATTGTTGAATTGGTACTTTTGCTTGATTGTAATCTCCATCTTGAGTATAGCTTCTACCAATAACAGAACCTGTTTGAAAAAACATTCGTAATGCATCTTCAGGATTATATGCTTGGCCTGTTCCTAGGTCTACTTCATTTAATCCATCAGCATCTATAAAAACACCATCAGGTACTACTCTAGATATTACTTGTTGTAATTTTAAATGTGTTATTTGAATTAAATCAGCAAACGTAATCATACGTCTTGTTAAAGATTCAAAAACACCTTTATACATTCTAGGTGCGCATGCTATGTATTCAGGATACACTTCTTGAGATGCTGACTGTGGTCTAGCCATGTTTTCAGCCATTTCCCATTTAAGCAAAATATTTGTACCCATCACCATTACACCTTCATACCAAACATCTATAGTTTTAGAAACTTTTTTAAAGTTTCCTTCCTCTTGCATTTCTTGAGTAGGATCAAATGTGTCTTCTTTTTCTATTACTTTTTCTGCTCCTACTGAATTTACTTTTTTCTTGTAAGTGAATGTGTGAGTTGTTTTATAATTAAAAAACAAAACAGTAGCACTATCCTTACTAAACAAACTATTATTATAATACTGAGCTGTATTATTGTAATCATACCAACTTTGACTATACTTAGATATTTCATCCATATCCTGTCTTGTCAAACTAGTATCTATCTTTTTTAATTCAGTTATTGGCAATGTTTTAATTTCACCCCAATAGAAACAATCTTGAAAATGAGGATCTTCTGTATAACTATAAACTACATTCGCAGGGTCTACATATTCAACTGTTATTCCTGCACCTGGTTTAAATGTATTTTTACACATTGAAACACCTAATACAGTTTGATCGTAGTACAACTGTTTTTGTATTTCGTAATATCTATTTTCAGAAAGTAATGTATTTATTGCTTCCTCTTCTGCTATTTCAATTGAAGGTTTATACTTCAACTGCATATGTAATGCTAATTCTTCTGAAGTATTAGGAATATCCTCTTCTGACGTAGCAAACGTGTTTATTCCTAGCTGCTGCTGTACCTGTTTCATAACAGGTTTTGCTAGCATATCTTTTTCTAAATTTACTTGGTATTCACTTCTTTTATCTAAAGACATTCCGTCTTGAGCATAAGCTTTTATTTTGAATACTCTATCAGCCATTCCATTTACAACAATGTCTACAAATTTTGGAATAATAGGTACAGGAGTCCAGTCAAGATTAAGATAACTTAAATCGCCATCTATAGCAAGTTCGTTTTTGTATTTTTGTATTGACTGCTCACCACGAGCATATAGTCTCAATCTATGGAAGTCTGCCCATTGATTGTAGAATCTACTTTGTCCACCATCTTTTCTGAACCATTCATATTGAATAGCTTGTCCTATTTGTAATCCAAACTCAAAGGAATCCTTTTCTTTGTCTGAAACAAATTGACTAGGAAAACCTGTGGGATTTAACGTGATTTTTACATCCTCCATTTATTGTATAATTTGGCTATAACTTCCCTTATTGTCGTATCTTGCAAAGTTAAGTTTTATTTTTGATTTCTTTTTAATGGGCTGATAAAGGTTCTTTTGCGTTGCCATAATAGCTAAGCCAGAACTTATTGACGCATCAAACTTAGTTCTGTTGTTAATGTTAAACCTTGCCCAGTCTTCTAAAGTTCTAATAAAATACATAGAACCTATTAAATCTGACTCTCTAAATGTACCTGACATATCAAAACCCACATGCTTTTCTATATACGACTCTATAGCTGCTGCGTGTGCTTGTTTTATGTCTTCTGAACTGTTTGGTATTCCTCCTAATTCTTTTTCTGTTTTTGATAATTTAGTATAAATTTTATCAGGCCTGTTCATACTAAAACCTCTGTATCCTCTATTTTTAAAATGATATAATAAACGAGGTTTATTATTTTCTATTAAAATTGGCATTCCATAAAACACGCAAGCCATAAGAACATCTTCAAAAAATATTTCTGCAGTTTGAGGTCTAGCAATGTATTCTAAAAAAAACTCACTAGTTGGGCCTTCATCCATATGAAACTTAGTCATTCCATGCAGCGCTCCATTAGAGCCTCCTCCTCCTACTGTGCCTGATATATCATAGCTATCACAACCAAACGCACCCATATGGTCATTGCTTGGATATTTAACTCCGTTTTTATAATAATATTTGTTTTGTAATTGTTTATTTGGAGTCCAAGAAACATAAAACCTACCTCTATCATTTGGTGAAAAAATAACCTCTGTATCTTGAACGCCATTTTTCCAACTAAAAGAACCTCTTGTAACAAACCTATCTTTTATCAAAGAATCGTTGTAATCTATCTGCTGATAAATTTTTTGCAAATTAAATAATGATTGCTTGCTTTCATCTCTAAATGCATGAGACTCTGTTCTAGGAAATTGCCTATAGTATTCATTTAATCCATCAGGATCCGACTTTAACCCTTCTACTTCATTATTCCAATGATTGATAACACCCTCATCTATTACGTCTCCAAATGGCCCTTCTAAATCTTCTTTCGGCTCATCAAACACAGGATACCCATAAACATCTATAAATCCTTCATAATTCCATTCCATAGGGATGAAAAGTGAATATAGTCCACTTTTAGTTTGACCATTCTTGTTTCGTTTTCCCACATCGGAATCTGTATATAATTTTTTAAAGTTACCTCCACCTTTTTCTAATGAATTAGATGTACTTCCCATCATACATTTTCCGATAATTCTAGAACCCAACCTTAAACAAGTTTTTGTAACCCTCCAATTATTTAGTATGTTGTCAGGTCTTTCCCATTTCCCACTTTCATCGTGAGCAAGTATTTTTAATTTTTCTCCATCGTACGAGTTGTCCCCTGTGTTTTTCCAGTCAATCGTGGTGTCAAGACCTTCGAGTTCCTCAACGGCTTGATTTGCATCAAGTTTCTTTCTGGTGAGTTTTGAGGCAGGGACTCTATAGGCAAGCTCCGTCTTCGGCCTGTCCATACCGTCCTGGATGGGTTTGAAGAAGAAGGGATAGTTGAGCGATATCGGTACGACCTTGTCGGTAAACATCTTCTTAGCATCTGACCCAGTTTTTGACAATATTCCGTAACGTGAGTCACGTGAGGTGGTAGCTGAATGCACGAGTTCTGATGAGGACATAAATGAAAAGCCTGATCGTCTGTTCTTAAGATAACACATCCCATATGACCTTGCATCTGCCTTACAAGCTTCCCAGAATATATAGAATAATCTATTTGATTCTCTAAAGTTTGGCTGCCCAACATCAATCTTGGTCCAGCACAAGTACATGTAATGAGAGCCAGTAATATAAGTAGGAACGTTTTTGTTATTAAACCAAAAACCTTTTTCACGCCTTTCAAATTCTTTGTCAATATAGTCATACCATTTTTCTTTAAAAGTATCAGGGTATTTATCCCAATCAAATACATTCTTTATTTTACTTAATTCTTTAGGATATTCTAATTTATCCCAATAATTATTTTTAAAACTATGAACATCTTTTACTTTTGGTAAGGCTATTCGTAATTTTTGTATTTCATATACATCACCAATTGTGCCGTCTTTTGAAATAATAACAATGTCATATTCTTTATTATATCCATACTTCCATGATTTCTTTTTATTGTAAGAATTCAACACCTTTTCAGGCACAACATTTTCAAGTATTTTATATAAAGTTTGTGTATACATTATTTTGACCTACCTTCTGCAAAGCCTTTAAACAGCGCTGCTTTTGTTTCTAAGTTATCTGTATTAATCATGCTATTTTCTTCTTCAATCTTAGATAAAATTTCAAAAGCGTCAAATATAGCTAGCTTCTTAGAAGCTGCTGCATTCTTTAATCTATCTGCTGCAATATCAGGAGCTAGTCCATCTAAGTCTTTTTTTAATATACCTTCATTAGCAAC